AAGAACTTTCTTAACAAGCTTATGGCCAATAGAGGCTGTGCCTTTCATAGAATTAGAAACAAGACCAATACCAACACCAGTTGCTGCCGAGATTAATATTTTCTTAACAAGTTTATGCCCTTCTGATTCTGGCTTAGCTGTCAACTGTTTATATTCTCGTTCCATCCTAGCTCGATTGAGCTTGTCTCTAAGTTCCTGATCGCTTAACTTTGAAATATCTTCACCGGGACGTTTCTTTCTGCCATAACGGTATTTACCTTCTTCAGTAAAACTACCGTCTTTATGCTGCCAATGCCGTACGCCCCATTTCTGACCTTTGGTTCCGGCATGGACTAAATATGATACGCTCATGTTACCCCCTTTCTCTTCTTTTTAGAAGGATTTGATACTTTATGAGTCATACCTATATATACACCACGTGTAGGACTTCCAGGAATAAAATCTTTAGCGCGTGACGCCGTCTTTGCCTCAAGTTTTCCGGAATATGTATATCCTCGTTTCTCGACTTCGTTTAATAATTTAACAGTTTCATCGCTATAACGATTACGAATATGCTTCGCTTTACCGATATTTGAGTCAATCTTAACTGCCTTCTTCTTAAGTTTACTCAATTTTTTATCGTTGCTTAAAATGCTATGTACTCGATCAGCTTCCGCCTTACTCATCTTGGAAAATGGGGTTGACGGATCTGGAAGTTTATATTTCTTTCCTAATTTTTTAGCACGTTTAAAATATTTTTTTTCGTACGCACTATATTTTTGCATATTTTCATTTACTGAACGAGTATTATAACCATTAGCTTTATCAAGATCGTTTAACCGACGCTGAATACCTTTGGCAGATGATATAGCATCAATACTCTTTGCTCGGTATCGTCTTCTACCTGCAAAAGTAAGGGTCCCGTCAGGATTCTCATATCTACGCACACCCCACTTCATGCCTAATACGCCATGATGCTGAAGTGATCCACCAGTTTTAATGATTTTATAATTCGCCATATACATCTACCTCAATCCGTCTACATATAACCCGAGACGCCACTCTGTCTGAGCTATGTCATTCTTCAAAGATTCTGCCAAAGTAGAGGACATGGTACTACTATCCCAAACCAATTTAACTCGATTCACAATATAAGTTTTAACCATGTTAAACATCTTAGCATTCTCACCGAGAAAATCTTCCCAAGTTTCTGTAGTACCAGTTATTTCGAATCCTTCTTCTGGACCTACACCCATTTGCGTGAGCGCATTAAGCACTGAGTTAACATTAGAGATAATATCTACATCGAATGGAGTTGTCTCTTCGTCAGTGGCGTACCCAAGAAGAGTTCGAATTGTTACAAGAATACTTTCTTCCATTTTGATTTACCTCATTAATTCTCCAAAAATATTTACTCAAAAGCTTCTTTAAATAACTTATATGATACAAATGCATCGAGAAGTGCTGCTACGTTATCGATCTTCTCTTCTCTACGTGCTTTATAAAGCTTTCTGTTTCCGTTTGTGTCCTCAAGCACGATGCAATTGCCCATGGCGAAAGTCATAAGTTCTTCATCGAATATGAGAATTCTATCCTCTGCCATCTTCTTAAGCTCACCAAGAGGAACGCTCTCTGTCTTAGCACCCTGGATTACTTTTGCAACTCCGTATTCACCATACTCCTGCACCCAACGAGCAACAAAGTCTTTAGCATTATATGGGTCATAGCCAAAACTACGAACATCGTACTGGTTATTCTCTATAAACTGATCAAGGTCATCGTACACCTCCATCATGTCGAGAATAGTTCCTTCGAGAACCATGAGACTGCCTTCGTTTATGAAATTTTCATACTTGTTCCTAGCTGCTTCTGGGAGTTTAATGTAAGTTCTTGAAGAAATGTAACTTCTGGTCTTAACGCCAAAAGTGCCATTAGGTAATGGGAATAGAAAAGTGAATGCACAGAAGTCATCACCTTGAGAAAGGTCTGCTCCAACTGCGCATGGTAACTGCCAGAAGTATTGCCTCTGATGTGGAAGGGTTTCTTCGTAAGTGAAGAAATATGTGTAACCTTCCATAGGAATTCCAAACCTTTTTGCAAGAATGTCGTTCCTTTGAGATGGGACTGCTTCCGCTTTTTCGACGTCTCTTTGAATCGTATCGTACTTAACTGTAGCCTCATTAAGCAAACCAGGATTAGCTTTCATCCAATAAGCCGGTTTCGATACTTCATCGATACTATCTAGCTTATAATACCAAATACTAGTATGAGGATCGTAAAGCTCTCCTTTTAATATCTTCATAAGGCCGATCTTCATGTCGTCACCAACGCCATTTCGAACAGTACCCTCTGACGATGTAGCTACAATCAAATAATCATCGATCTTAGCTGCACCTTGCTCAATGGCTCCTATAGGATCTTCTCTAACTGTTCCTGATAACCACTCGTCAACAGTTGAATACTTAACTCGTAAACCCTGTAGCTTGTCGATAGACATAGGTCTAATTTCAAGTAATGAGTTGGTAAGTAGATTCTCTATACCTTTTTTCGTTGGTACAAGTTTCTGCCGATTTGCACGATTACCAGTTGTATTTTGAATTGATCCTTCAGTAAGAACCTGGAACACCGGACCCCTTGCTCTAGCAATAGCAGTTCTAAATGGTCCTAAGACTTCCTCAGCCTGTTTCATCGTTGGAGCAGTTGTGATCTGGTGTGTTGTTTGTCTATCTACGACCAGCCCATATGCGTGTATAGACTCATCATATAAAGACTTGGCGTTACTTCTTGCAACTATGTTGTACTGCTTATTCCTAAGTCGACGTTTAATCACTCGCTTTTCATAGTGACCTCGCCCATGACCCTCCGGAACAAACACTGGTCGTTCTTCAAAGTAAAACCATGATAGAATGTCTTCCGCCCACAGTTTAAAGTGCGGCAGAAGTATAAGATCCTCGCCATCAGTTAATGTTAGCTCATTCTCACAGAATGCAATGTAACCATTGATAGCATCTGGATCGTAATAGAATTGAGGGTTGCGAATGTCATCGTCTATTCGATTCATCTGCATCTCAATTTCTCGATTAATTGGTATGTCTCCTCGTATTACGGCATCTCTGAACAAACCGTAGTAGTACGGAGTCGCCGTATTTGATAACATACTTTACCTCCATGGGCATGTATCATTTGGTTTTCTTTCTTCATACCCTACAAATATCTGCGACTCATCGCTATAGTGAATCGCATTATGCGTACGCATGGATACAGTAATCAGATACTCCGGATTTAAGATGTCAAGATTGTGATCCGTAATATCTTCAATTGAAATTGGGTTCATGTGATGGATGTATACATGCTTATCCAGTTCATATCCTGGAACCCCGAGATCGCAACAACCATCTCTAATGATCACCTGATCTCTTACTCGTTTCCATTCCGGAGTTCGATAGAAGTACTGATTCAAATATCTGCTATGCCCGAAAGTTTCTGCTCCAACAGCTCCATCGAGCTTCAAATATTCGAATCGTTCTTTAAAAGTCGGCAGTAATATAAGTTCGGAATAAGTCCTAATCTTTTTCGCCTGCATAGACTTTCATTGCCTCCATAGCTTTTGCGTACGTCTCCATCATATTCTTCTGCTGTTCGATCTGTCCTGTCTTTGCTCTTAATAACTTCAGTTCTTCGTCGTTCTTTGCTAAAGTAGCTTTGGTCTTTGCCGAGTTAGCTTCTAGAAAATGCGTAATGACTTGCGCAGATGCAGTACCTTCTCGTAACTGCTGTTCTGCTAATGATAAAGCAAGTGCTATACAACGATTTTCCTGCTCCTCGGTTGTCGTTGCGGGCCTAGGCTGCTTCTTTTCTTTCGCAATACCGTACGGAAGATCTGAAGAAGTCTTAGTTCTTCCCATGAAGCACCACCTTTTGATTTAGTTTGTAAAAGTTTTAATGCACTTAACCTAGACTACCTCGGAGCTATTTGTGAGTTTTGGTAACTTTCTATAGACCATCGGAGACACACTTGCTGTGGTTGTGATTATCTACAAAGAGATAGGAGGACCAAATCACAAGAGATAGCCTAGGGTAAATGCATTAAAAAATCTACATTTGGTTTTTGGAATTTTACCCCCGGAGAATTTTTAAAGACCGA